AACCAGTTGGCCACAACGTCGTCTGTCACCACTGGTCTTCACCAGAACATCTTCAACCTCACGCCGCGCTGTAGCGTGGTGAATGCTACGCCGCTCAGCTTCCTTGACCGCTATTATCTGCGTTGGAATTCCGTGACTGCCAAAACGCTCTCGGCGGCTAACCGGACTATCATCGGTGCGCAGATTACCATCAACGCTCCGATTGCTGGCGACACGGTCGGTATTGAGGTCGGTATCGGTATGTCGGGCGCTCTGCCTGGTGTGAACGTGTACCCGGTCGTCGCGGAGCTTGTGTCGGCCGCGGCCGCTGTTTGGGGTCAGGTCGATACCAACGGCTCGTTTACGCCGCTCAACGAGCAACAGGACCGGGCTAACGGTTCGCTCGCAACGCTGCGGCAAACGTGGCAATGTCGCGACCAGGTTATTCTTCGTGACACGGTCTCTGGGGACCCTTCGGGGACCTATGCAGTTGGGTTTATGTGCGAGAACCTCACGGCTGCTGCTGTCACGTTCACCGACCTCGATTTCTGGGCTTACGTTCGCCAGAACATGGATCAGCCGGGAGTGTCGTACAGCGACACCCGTCGCTGAAAAGGTAAGCGGCGTGATCACGCCGTCTTACAACAAAAAACAGGTCACGAAGTGACCCCACAACTACTAAAACCAACGGGGGCGCGAAGCGCCCCCGTTGGACCGGAGGTTGAACAATGGCAGACTTTCTATCGTCCCTTATGGGCGGTGCGAACCCGATGGATTTCCTCGCCCAGGTGGTCAATATCGGCAACCTACTCGGCCCTAAACAGAACGTGTTGGACAGTCGCGATTTCTCGGCGCTCATGTCTCAGACCGACGTGAACAACACAAAGAACATTCAGCGGCAGAATGAGTTTTTGCAGGGCGTCACGCCTACCAACGCCGCGATGTATAATCAGTATCAGGACGCAACCTATGCTCAGGACAGTGAGCGGCAAGCTCAGAGGATTATGGACATTAGTAAAAGCACTGGCATGTCTCCCTGGGAACTTAATGGAGGAAGCGGCGCCGCTCCTCTTCCCTCGCCTTCGATGGGATCACAGAACGCCCCCAATTACATGGCGAACGTGGTACCTCTGGCGCAGACTCAGATGCAGATTTCGGGACAACTTGCGGCAACGGCGATGAACAATAGGACCTCGAAAGAGATCGCCTCTATGCAAACTGCTGGCGGTAGAACCGCTGAAGCGGACGTCGCTCTAAAAGCGGCTCAGGCGGCTCTCGCCGCTTTAACCGGCGAGAAGACGAAACAGGACACGGCGACCGGCAGGGCGCTGGAAAGCCTCACCTGGTCACAGGGTGCGGCTGCAGAAAACCAGATCGTCCTGCAGACGATCCAGACCCTTGCTAGTTTGCTTCCTAAGACGACTGTCAACGCGGGACCTCTGTCGAAGACTTGGATGGAGGACTTTCCGGTTCTTGGTCAGCTTGCTGCTAAACTGATGGACAAGGGCGAACTTAGCCAGGATGCCGGCATGGTAGCAGAGTTTGTAAAACAGCTGCCAGCTTCTGGCTGGTCAGGTCTGAAATCGGATCTTGTTAAAGTGTCAAAAATGGTCGTCGAGACCGGCGGCGAGATGATTGGCAATATTGGTCAAGGCCTATGGGACGCCGGTGGTAAGGCGGCTGACTGGCTTAAGGGTGTCGTACCGCCCGAGGTCGCGGGATGGATGCGTAAGCAACCTGCGGGTTTCAAACGATGATCATTTCGGACGTCGCTGCGGTGGACCCCGAATACAAATCTTACAGACAAGCAATAACGCTGGCCGCCTCTATACAGAGGCGGCTGGCATACTATGAGCGCAATCATGAGTGGGAATTAACGGAAGCGCACCGGGACGCGGCGCGGTCGTGTATCGAGGCTCTGGAACTGTTCAGCACCCGTCTTGTTAGTAATGAACTTATATCAAACACCCCCCCAATCCTGCGGCTGTCGGCTAAGGAGGCGCTGTGGCAAATCTTCAAGGGATTGCCTCAACCGCGCCCAGGGCAAAAGACCGTCATGGAACAGGCTGTGATCGACTTGATGACGGAACAGGGGCGCGAACAACGCGCCCAAGGTCATGAGGCTATGCTGGCTTTGGAAATCGCCTACCGGGCAACGGAAGGCTGGTATGGGGTGTTCAATACTCTCACGGTCGAAGACCGTTTCTATCGGGAGGTTTTTAACGGCCAGTCTAGGGCGTTTCGGGATTACGTTTCGGCTGTAGATCGACTTGCAGCGCAAGCTGCATACGGATCGGTCCGAATCGCCAAAGGCGCTGAGTACCATACTTACTTTGCAGTTGTAGAAGAAGGCGCGAAAACGGGCCGTCTTCATATCCACGTGCTGCACTGGCTGAAAGCCCTCCCCAAATCGTGGCTCGACCCCAATAGGGCAATGCCACTACCAACCCGACGCGAAGTCGAACCTTTAAAAGGGCTCTGGCGTTACGGTTGGTCATCTCCGATTATGGTCCGCTATAGCCCCACGGATGCTTATGGCTCTGCGGGCTTTCGCTGGCCATATGATACTAGGACCGGCAAGCCGCTCCTGGTCAAATCCCCGCTGGCTATCGCGGGCTATATGTCCAAGTACGTGACGAAGAGTTACGTCTCACCAAAAAGGGAAAAACATCTATGGCGAATACGGAAAAGCCACGGCGTCGGACGCAACCTCCTGCGCCGGTTGCTGTCACCATTAACACCGGCGCAACTTCTGGCGGTGGCGGACAACCTGACGCTCAACGTCAGGATAAACAATCAGTGGCTCCCTCATCGGAAACTACGGCAGGAAGCCCTGCGCCTGTATCGTTCCCCAGTTACGATCGGCCCATGCCGTTCGCTCGTGGCGTTGGCCAAGGGGATTACACCACTGCCCTCGCCGCTACAGTCTTTGCGCGCTTCCAGAAGAACAACCACGGCGTCCAGCCCGCCGAGTTCTGGAACTACTCTTGCCCACGGCTCAAAAAGCATGGACACATATGACGCTGCATTAGCGGCGCTGTCTAAGTCAGCAAGGGACATTACCGATGCCTACATTAGACCCCATTGCCGTAGCTACGGCACAACGAGCGTTAGAGATCACATCTATATCTCGGACACTCGTCATGCATAAACTCGCCTTGCATCTCATTCATTGCCAGGCGTTGATGAACACGCTTCGCGACCCGTCGAAATACATCGCACAGCGTGACGTTGAGATCGTCGGTGACACGCTCTCCGACCTTCTTGACCAAATCTACAACCCCCGCGACATCGTGTAATAAAAACAGCCCCAGCCGTGAGGCTGGGGTTGCCACGTGGCGAACGGCGGGTGAAGGGTGTCAAGGGCGAAGAGCGAAGCGTCCCTTTACACCCTGAGGGGCGCAGCCCCTACTTTCTTCGCTCAACAGAAAGGGGACTATCATGCAACTCGAACTAGATCGTTATGAGCGCGAGCTTGTAGAGCTCGCTCTTCGGGTGATGTATAAACAGTCGGTGCAGCACTTCGGTGTCGTTGGGCGTGACCCTTCTCCTGCTGTGCTTCGTGCGCAGGACACTCTCATGCTTCTTGTTGATCGTCTCTCCCAGACGGAGGATGCTTAAATGCTGCTCGTCTTGGACGATCACCAAAGGCAGGTTCTTGAACTCTGCGTAAACTCTACTGCTTCGCAGCTACGCGAGTGGTGTGCTAAACACCCCAACTCGCAAACTGTCACTACAGGTAAACTCGGCGAAACTCTCGCCGATCTGGCTGAGCGCCTTGCTGCGCTCGAACTCATTTCACGTGAAACAAAGGATCGCTAATATGCCATCTCTCTCTTACGAAACCGCACTCGCTACCTTCAGGGTCATTGACCAGTATGTAGCTGCGGATTTCGATAGTCTGGGCATTCGCCCCGAGGACTTCGCTCTAACCTCAGGATATCAAACATGGGTTCGTCAGGACCTGCAGAGGGTTATGCGAACCCTCAACGCTATCACCTTCGGCACGCTCGAAATTATGGGCATGCCGAAAATTGTCGTGCCTGCGGAATATCAGGCCGCTATCATTGCTGGCTTCGTTGCCCCGCCGAACCGGATGGCCGCTTGCATCTGGCTGTCTCAGGAACGCCAGGTAGGCGCTGGCGCCCTTGAAATGTCGGCTCGTGGTCAAAGCACGACCCAACTGGACCCCGCCTCTGCGGATCAGCTTTTCGCCCTTGTTGTCGCCTTGGGCGAAAGCCATTATACGACGGAGGTCCGGCAAAACTTCCGGGCTCGCGTCGGCCTTGCGGTAGAAAAGGCCATTAACACAGCCTCGGAGGCTCCAGCGTGAAACGCACTATCGGAAACCCTCGCCAAGGTCGCAAAGCCGCTAAGGCCAAATCGATCTTCCGGCGCGGTGGTCGGAACATCTAACCATGCTCCGGCTAGGTAAAGCATTCTGGCGCGCCACCAGGGAAGCGATCAAAAAATTGATCCTTGCTCTAATCGGGCGCTAGATCGGGAGCCCGGCGTAAGTCCCTGCGCCGGGCTCTTCCATTTTCACAAAAGGTCAAAGGCTCATGAGCCGTAATAAATACGATATCTCGTTTCTCTCGCACATCTGCGGCCACATTGGACGGATACAGACTGTGCAAATCATCCCCGTTGAGGCTGGTGCGAGCGTTGAGCTCAACCTCGACGGTATCGCCCGTCTCGCTCCAAACAGGAAAGAGATCGTGAGCGAATGCCAGGTCGATATCTGCGCGTTCTTCGTTCCGCACCGTATCGTATACGGACAGCAATGGATTGACGTGGTTAAGCAGGGCGTCGATGCGACCATGCCGTTTACCGGGATTGCTATCGGCGCAGGCTTTCAGACGGCTCCCTATCTCACGCTTACGTCTACCGGCGCGACTATCAACCGGTCGGTCCTGGAAGGGTACAATCGTATCTATTACAACTACTACTCGGTCCCAAATTACGCGGGTAATCCGGATGCGCCGCCTGCTCTCGTCAATGATTTCACTTGGTTCCCTACTACTTCCCCCGGCGCTGCTAACTGCCGCAATTATGGAAGGCTGGCAGCTCGTCTTCCCCACGTTCTGAACGGCGGCAACATGACCGACACCAACACGGCGGTTGGTGATGGCTGGGAAGCGCAGGACCTTGAAAGCAACGACTGGCTGGTGCCTGTCACGGCTGGCACGTTCGACATTCGGGACCTTGCCCAGATTCAATCGCGCTATCGCTCTGAGGCGGAAAACGCTTGGTTTAGGCACTTCTTCCAGGACGTCATGGAAGGCAAATTCGGCACCAATGTCGGCCCCGACACTGATCCGGAAAACCTTCGCCCGCACTTTCTCGGGCGTTCAACGTCGATGATGTCCGGCACCGATATTGACGGTATGGACGACGCCACTATCGGCTCGTTCCAGGGCAAAACGCTCGAGCGGGTTTCCTTCGACATGCCCCGCAAGTTCTTCAACGAACATGGGAACATCTTCATCCTCGCGCTTCTTCGGTATCCGCTGGTGCACACGCGCGAGGCTCACCCGCTGTTGCAGGTCGCCAACTGGACCTATGATGACATCATGGCCGAACCGGTCCGGTACGCGAATGCGAAGCCCATTCAGTTTGACCCCGGGGCCTGGATCAACGGCGGCGTAAGCTACGTGCCTACGGCCCCATATCAGCAGCCCTACGGGCAACACTATCGGTTCATGCCTAACCGCGTGCACCCCAACTATCAGGCTATTCCCGGTTATCCGTTCAGCAATTGGAACGGCGCTGTGTTCGATAGCTGGCTTTATTACCAGGACAACGAATATCGGGACACATTCCAAACTAACCAGATTGGCCAGTGGCAAATCTCGGCCCGTGTCAAAACGTTCAAATACTCGAACATCCCGGGCGTCGACGCCTCTATCTTCGCAGGAGCCTAATCAATGTTTCGTCCCAACAGGATCGGCACGCCGACTTATCATAACCAGTTGGCCACAACGTCGTCTGTCACCACTGGTCTTCACCAGAACATCTTCAACCTCACGCCGCGCTGTAGCGTGGTGAATGCTACGCCGCTCAGCTTCCTTGACCGCTATTATCTGC